CAACGTTTGCCGATGCGCCATAAAGATAAATGGTTAGCATCAACACCCATGCCTCGATCACTGATGATCGAACACGGGAGGTACTATAACCCGGAACAACCGGAGTTATGTACCGAGGTCGATGAGATTTGTTTAAAACCTCACCACCTCAGCGTTAAACAGGCACCTTCGTGCTTGTCTTACGCGTCTTGCCCCATCTCAACATTGAAGAGGGGAGCAGACGAAGTAGCTAAGAATGGATGGACCATTCTTGGTTACAAGGATGGTCCAGATAATAATATCGAAGACATCCTAACTATGCAGACAGAGTATACTAGCTCTGACTGTAAAAGTAGCATCGAATCATACATAACAGGTGAATCAGATGCTATCGAATTTCCACGTAACACGTTACGCGGAGATTCGAACATACATGACTATGACCATGTCAAACTCAAGTATGAAGACCCTTGGCCGATTTGGGCTACAACGGTCTGGAGCTCTCTTGTGGGAAAGGAAATCCCAAAGATAGCAGTGCATTTCGAATCCTCACCGAAGATCGATCTGCCAGCCAGCGGTAAGATACTTAGTAAGTACTTACCTAGCGGGCGCAACGTACACACTTTCGAGTGGGTAAACTGCCAGCTTGAGGAACAACAAATTTTGATCCGCAAAGCTACTCACTGGGGTCGGGAGCTATACCGTATCCATAGAGAGGGATCTGTTAACGAAAAATCGTGGGCAGATCAGCTGATAAGAAAGATCAATGCTTTCTTATCCGGCAAACCAAATCCTTCTTGGAATAAGAAGGATAGGTTGAGGTTTTACGATGCAGATGATATCCGCAACCGGAAAACCAGATCTCACCGCTTCCTTGAAGTGTTGAAATCTTGCGACGGCATATTCTTACAAGAATGGGCCAGTCGCCCAGAGATTATTTGGTCGTGGAAAAAATTCGACCGGACAATCTTAAGAAACCTCAACTTCCTATTGGAAGATGAGTTTCTGGATGGTGAGATGCCAATATCGGCAATCAAAACCATTACAAACTACGCAAAGCTCAAAAGCTTACGTAATTGTATCAAGCTTGATATGCTTTCGAAGCAAACCAGGCCTGAACGCATCGATTGGGAATCAGTTCCAACCGACATGCGTTACCTCCAAGATATCCATGAGAGTCTTAAAGGGGGTAGGGGCCGTGACCAGGTGCGGAGCATCGGCACAGCCATTCAGAACAGGGGGATGGGAAATCCCCCTCCTCTGATGAAGTTGCAGTCCAAGATGAAATTTCTTGAGACTGTGACATCAAAACCTGTACCGCTGACTGTAACGGACAAGTGTTTGATAAAAGCCGGACTTGAGAAAGCCAGAAAGAGTTTTCCAAGCGGCATTTTCACAGGGCTAAGCACAAAAGCGGCGCTCAGTGTGAAAGCCACGGCGTGTTGGGAAAAGACCCAACACGACGGTGGCACCATTGCTGCCATATCTGAAATAGTGAGAGGAGCAAAGGAAGGCAGGGACTTTGAGATTACAAATCTAGAGACCGGCCTTGCCGATGGTTTGTGTAATTATTACACACACTCAGTCGGAGAAGTAGTATTCTGGGCGTGTCTCAGAGTAGTACTTCATACAGATCCAGAAGATTTACGGAAGGTCTTTCTGGCTGTTATAAGTGATCCTGGTAAGGCAAGAAGCATTACTAAGGGATCAGCGGCATTGAAGATAGTCTTAGACGTCATCAGTCGCATCTGCGTCTGGCCTCTACACAAGGTCGAGAGCAGCAGGTCGGGGGTATCAGAAGAAGCCCACGCCTGGAACCTATTCCAAGACATGTTCAATGATCATGGAAGGGAGGTCTTCTTCCAACAAAAAGCAGTTGAAAAGAAGAAGCTCAGTGATAGTGCATCGACATCGAACACTACATGGGCAAAGGTCTACGCTTATTGTTCCGACTTAAGCGAGGCCACCGATGCATTCCACCATGAAGTGGGCGGGATACTCGGAGACTTTTGGATGTCGCATTGCGGCATTCCACCAGTCTTACGCGCTATTGTGAATATGACATGTTTCCAATCGCGTCACGTCTACTTTGAAGCAACAGGTTGTTTCAAGGACGTAGGTGAACCAACTAACATCGATGGTGTTAGGAAGGTCACAACGTTCAAGGGCGTCTTCATGGGAGACCCCCTAACGAAAGTGTTATTGCACCTATTAAATATAGTTGCAACGCACATACCCAAATTGTACTATGATATAAGTACATGTAGGGAGTTCATGTCTAATGCAGCTGAACTGCAAAAGGCATGGACGCCTCGTGGCAAAAGAAAGCCACGAGGCATTTCGAAGGGATAGCATAAGGTTATGCTACCGTCTTCGACGTTGAGCACGCGCACAGAATTCTCTGCGACGTGTCGGACACACATTTCGTTCTCATTGAAGAGA